GGCATCGGCTGGCGCCCGATCGCGCACCCGCCGCTGACCGCTCACTACCTCGTCAAGCTGCCTTTGAGGCGTCCTGCAAACCCCTTTGAGGTGAACCGGTCGGCGATCGGCCGGGCCGGCCTGCGCTCTGTTGATCGCGAGCCGGTCCGCCGGGCCCGGCTCGCCATGACGATCGCGAAGGCTCCGGAGACCCTCTACTCGGCGACCTTCGCCTGGCGCCGCCGCATCCGCCTGTCCGACGCCATCCCGCTCGACGGAAGCCACCATCTCGGCGGCTTCGTCGACCGCACGCGACTCTAGAGGACGCTCCGCATGTCCAGCCGAATGAACTTCGACGACGCCGAGATCGCCGAGCACACCGACTTCAACAAGATCGGCCTCTTCGCCCAGGCGGCTTTCGATGACCTGGTCGCCGATGCGATCGGCTACCCCAACCACTGGGCCGCCTTCACCGTCGCCAAGGCGAGTGCCCAGGAGGTGACGATCTCGCCCGGCCGCTACGTCGCCGGTCGGGAGGTCTACGCCCAGGAGGACGCGCTCACCCTCAACCTGCAGATCCACATCCCGGTGGCCGCGTCCGATCAGCGCTGGATCGCGATCCTCCTGCGCGGCGAGGAGGTGACCGAAAACGAGAACCGCGCCTTCGAGACCAGCGAGGACGTCGAGGTGTCCGTGCCGGTGATGCGGTCCACGCCGAAGCGGATCCGCCGGCGCGTCACCGTCGTCGTGCAGGCCGGCGAGATCAATCCGGTGCCGGTCAAGCCGGCCGTGGCGGAGACCGACGCCTGCATCGCCTACGTGCTCCTGAAGGCGACCGGCATTCCCGACGACGGCGGCATCGAGCCGGGCGCCTCCACCCGGGTCAAGACGCTCTACGAGGTGGAGGGCCGCGTTGCCGAGCTGGAGGTCGATCTCTCGTCGCTGTTCCTGCGCACGGCCGTGATCGAGACCCAGATCACCAACATCAATGACAAGCTGACGGAGATCCCGCGCCGGGAGATCATCCGGCAGATGCAGCGCGACATTGGCGCCAGCCGGCTGCTGCTCGACCTTCCCGACGAGGCGCGGGCCTACGTCTACGACAACGGCCTGGTGCCGGACCGCTGGGACGCAGCACACGGCAGCTGGCTGGCGATGGTGCGCGAGGGCATCCGCTACGGCTTCGCCTTCACCAGCGGCAACCGGCTGGAGCCGACGGCACCCGAAGCGGCCGAGATCCGGAAGGTCGGCGACCGACTGGTGCCGGCCTACGACGAGGTCGTGCGCATCGCCAACACCGTGGCCGATACCACCGTCAACATCTCGCAGCTCGCCCACACCGAGGTCGAGGCGATCATGAAGACCGTGCCGCGAATCCGCGTCACCTACGGCCCGACGGTCCAGGTCTGCGAGAACCAGGCGGGCTGGGCAGCGCTCGCCGACGCCCAGATCGGCACGATGCTCCGCCACGACGGGGAGGAGTTCGAGGTCGTCGATTACTACGGCGACTGGGAAGGCCTGCCGGACCATTCGCTCTACGGCATCCGGCAGATCCGCCGTGAGGTGATCGAAGAGGCGTATTGGGAATACAAGACGGTCGCGGTCGGCGTGAACGGCTCGATCTTCAGCCAAACGTTCCTCGTTGCCCAGCCGATGATCGCGACGTCGCTGTCGCTCTACTTCTCCCGGGTCGGTGCCGACGGCGACGTCCACCTCCTGCTGGTCGAGACGACGCCGAGCGCAGCCCCCCAGGTCGACAAGGTAATCGCGACAGTGACCCTCGCGCACGCTGGCATCATCCAGGGCTGGAACAACATCCCGCTGCCGCTCACCATGCTGGAGGCCGGCAAGCGCTATGCCTGGGTGACGGTGACCACTGGCGCCCATTCCCTTGGCGCCTCGACCGGCAACAAGTTCGCCAACGGCACGAGCTTTCAGCTCACTGACGGTGCGTTCGCCCAGGGCGATCTCGACCGCGACTTCGCCTTCATGCTCTACGCGGCGCGCTTCCGGTCGCCGCGCACCGTGGTGCCGTTCAGCCCGATCGCGCTTCTGGGCGGCATGACCGAACTCGATCTCCTCTACAGCGGCTGGGAACCGGGCGGCACCCGGCTCCAGTGGGAGATCAAGCCGGCCGGCCAGACCGAGTGGCGGGCGCTGGAGGATGGCAACCCGGCCGCGAACGCCCTGGTCGGACTGCCGGCGTCCACCGAGATCCGACTGGTGATGGTCGGCACCCAGGACCTGGCGCCGATGATCCAGGTCGACGCGTGGTGCCGATGGACCGCCTCGCGCAACCGCGGCGACATGAAGGCGATCTCCGAGGCGTTCGACTTCGGGCTTTCGACCACGACGATTCAGACGCTTTACACCGTCGACGCCTTCGATGCCGCGCACCACACCTTCACGCCGATGATCATGGTCGCCGGCGTCGAGGTGGAGCCGGACGCGACCGAGATCCGCATCGACCCCGACCGGCCGGAGCGGCGGCGCTACCTCTCCACCTACACCGTCGCCGCGACGACGTCGGCGCGCATGGTCTTCGAGTCCACCACCGACAATCCGGTGATCGTCCCGTTCCTGCAGGACGCCTTCATCGCAGCCCTTTGAGGATCCCGATGACCATCGATCCCGCCCGCTTCTACCTGGTGAAGCTCGCCCACGTCGTCGAGCTCGACGCCATGCCCAGGTTCCGGCCGCTGGCCGAATTCCGGATGAAGGGCGCAACCGTCCAGAAGGTCCTGGACAAGTACGGGGAGGCCGCCCTTGAGCGCTGTGATTCCGAGTAGGGACGACGACTATCACGCCGGCGGCGACGTCGAGCTGACGCCGGACGTCTGGAACGGCGTCTTCGGGGACATCGGTTCGCGACTGCGCGAACGCGAGCAGCTGGAGGCCTCGTTCGAGGCCCTCGTGGCGCTGGGGATCCAGGCCTCGCTCGACTACATCCAGGCGACCGTCGCTCCCCAGCTGGCCGGCCTGCAGGCGGACATCGCCGCCGCTCGCGATGAGATCGACGAGATCCTGGCGACCGGCACCGCGCCGAACGCCGAGAAGCTCGGCGGGCATGCCGTGGGCTATTTTGCGACGGCGGCGTCTCAGACGGCCACGGCCGACGCGCTCGCTACCCACAGCGCGGACACAGGGAACCCGCACGAGGTCACGGCCGCACAGGTGGGCGCCACCACGGTGCAGGATGTCCTGGACCTTTTGCACTCCCGCGATGTTGGCACCATCGTCGACTGGGGCTTCGACACCCTGCCGGATCACCTCGCGGAGCTTGATGGGTCACTTCTGAGCCGGGCGTTGTTCCCGGTGCTTTGGGCGAAGGTCCAGGCGCACGCCGGTGTTCTTCTCATGGATGATGTGGATTGGCTGGCTGCAAGGCTGCAGTGGTCCCGTGGCGACGGGGCGACCACCTTCCGCATGCCTGACCTTCGCGGCACGTTCTCACGTGCTGCCAACAGCGGTGCGGCGGTTGACCCCGGCCGCGTCCTCGGCACGTTCCAGGGCAGCGCCAACCTCTCGCACACCCACACCGGGACGACGGCCCTCGCGGGCTGGCATGCCCATACCGGCTCGACTTACGGGGCCGGCTACCATGCGCACACCTACCAGCGTTTTTGGGTCGGCAATGTCGACCATACGCACAGCACCGGGGCGGGGCATGCCGCTTCGCACCCGGACGGCGGGTCGCTCACCGCAGCGGGCGGCACCGATCCGACGCCCGACCACGCCCATACACTCGCCATCAACGGGGAAGGCAACCACACCCACACCTTCACGACGGCTGCAGCGGGTGGCGGTGAAGCACGCCCGATCAACACCGCCATCCGGCGGTGTGTCGTGGTTGGGTAAGGAGGCAACGCCATGACTGTTTATCAGACGGACGCGGCGGGGTTCTTCGTCGGCGAGGTCATTCCGCGTGTGCTGCGCGGGCAGCCCCTCATTCCTGCCGGGTGCGTCGAAACGGCTCCGCCGAATATTCCCGAGGGAAAGCTCGCACAGTGGACCGGCGCCGAGTGGGAGCTCGTCGAAACTCCAGTGCCGGCGCCAGCGGCCGATCCCGAACCGGAAGCCGAGGCGTGGACTCTCGAACAGGAGCGCGACCGCCGCCTCGCGGTCGGTTTTCTCTTCGACTTCGGCGACGAGCGCGGAGTTCACATCATCGGCACGACCGCCGACGATATGCGCGGCTGGGACGAGGTCACGCAGTTCTGCGACCTGGTCCGACGTGGCGTCATCGCTCAAACGTCGATCGGGATCTCGACGGAGACTGGAGACGTGGAGATCACCCCGGCTGAGTGGGATCTCATCCTGGCGGCCGCCGCAGCGTTCCGGCAACCGATCTGGCAGGCGAGCTTTGCCCTGGCCAATCTCGATGAACTCCCGACCGATTTCGCCGATGACGCCTGGTGGACCTGACCGCTCCACCCTCGAAATCCTGAACTTCCCCGAACCCGCCCTTGAGGCGGGTTTTTTGTTGCCCGCAATAGGAGGAGCCGATGTCGGCACCGCAGTTTGGAATGACCTTCAGCCGGCCGGCCGACGAGCCCGTGCCGGTTCTCGGCGCCGACTTCTCAAAGGCGCTTCTCGTCGAGACGTCCGCGGACGCCTCGGCCGAGACGTTTCCGGTCGACACCCCGGTCCGGTTCTCGACCAGCGACAGCGCCGCCGTCGCCGCCCTTGGCACCGGTCTCCTGGCCGACGCGGTCAAGGGCATAAATGCCCAGCTTGACGGTATCAACTCCGGTGCCGACGTGACCGTGGTCCGGGTCGCGGAAGGTGCCGACACTCCGGCGACGATCGCCAACATCGTCAACATCGTGAACTCGGTGCAGGACATCCCCTCGGCCGTGAACGCCACGCCGCGGCTGGCGTGGTTCGGGCGCACCACCTGGCGGGCGGATCTCGACACGACGAACCCGATCGTCGCGGCGCTGCCGGCTGCCCTCGGCAAGATCCTCGCGGTCTCGCCCGTCGACGTCGACGATACCTCGTCGGC